CCCTAGCTTTTTTAGATGAAGACTTAGCTCTTTTTTTAACGGAACCGCCTCTTTTCATTTTAACGTATCCGCCTTTAGCTTTATTCATTTCTTGATTAACATCATAACCAAATTTACCTAAACCTGCTGTTGTTGCTAATCCTAAAGCAATAGCTATTTTTTTCTTTGTAGACATACCCGGTTGATTACCTAATGAATTAAAAATCTTTTTTTGTTTGTCTGTTAAATCATTGTATGTTTTATTTGCTTGTGTTGTTAATGTTGAAACTTTGTCTTTTTCTTGTTTAACAAATTTTTTTTCATCAGATTTATATTTTGATTTTTTCTTTTTATACTTTTTTATTGCCTCTGGTATTGCCGTTAATACTGTTTTAAAAAAACCTTTTTTATTTAGTTTTGGTGGTTTTAGTTTTTTTTCTTCTGCCATTATTTACTCCTAATATATTTCTTTTTTTTGCTTTTTTTCATTTTTACAAATGAACTTGATTTATAAGGTTTTCGTTTTCGTTGTTTTTTAACGTAACCACCTTTTTTTAAATTTTTTTCATCTTCAATTAATTCATCCATCCAATTACTTGGTGGCATAGAATTATCATCTGTAGATGACTCTTCATTTTTTTTAGTTTCTTTTTTCTTATCTTTTTTCTTTTCTTTTTTATCTTTTTCTTCAAATTCTTCTTCAGTCTCTCCCCATAATGCATCAATTAAACTACCACCAAATTTCCAAACATCTGAAACAACTCCAGTTTCGTCACCACCAGTTATTTTATTTACAGCCTCAGTAACACCGGGAGTAAAGTATGTTGCTTGGTTTAAACCTTCTTTGGGGTCTAATAAATATGGAGCAGTTATTGAAGGCCCTACAACATTACTCCACACTCCCCCTTTAGGAGTAAATTTACTACCAGTAGCTAAATGTTGTAAATATTGTGGCACACTGCCTAAAGTTGTATTAGCAATTTTATTTACTCCTTTATTAAATAAATTAATACCACCTCTAACAACATTTTGACCTGTAGGTGAATTTAAAAATCTTGCCCCTGCACCTAATGCGGCAATGCCTCCATAATATAAAGCGGGTGGAACAAAAATTGGCATTACTCTTTACCTTTTTTCATTTGTTCTTTTGCCATATCACTCATTGTTTTTTCTCTTGCTAAAGATTTATTTGCTCTAGAGCGAAGTGCATCTCTCTTCTCGTTAGACTCAATTTTTTGTTGGTCTAGTGCTATATCAGACTCTGCCTTTGCTCTATCTAACTCTAATTTAGCTATTTCTATTTGTGCATCAGCCGCTTGATTTTGTTCTTTCATAGCTAACTCACGACTTCTATCTTGAGCTCGTTGTTGAGTATCCATTGCTTTTCTTTGTGCTTCTTGTTCTTTAATTTGTAAATCTTTCATTGCAATCTGTACTCTTGGGTCTTGCATCTGCTGTTGTTGTTGAGCCATCTGTGCTTGCTGTTGTGCCGCTTGAGACATCTGCATTCCTGCTTGAGCTTGCATCTGTGCAATTTGATTTTCTGTTTCTATTGGAATTTCTTCATACTCTTCATCTTTGCCCGGATTAGCTCTATCGTACTCTGGAGCCGGTGGTAACTCTGCACCAGTCTGAGCCATAATCATTGCTCTGTATTTGTGAGCCATATGCTCTTGAATGTGTGCCGTTATATTACCCGCTAATGCCTGTGCAACCTGTGGAGATTGTGGTGTCATTGTTGGGTCTTGCATCATTGATTGGTGTACAGCCATGTGTGCATCGTGGTCTTGCGATGCGAAAGCCTTCACTGGTCTACCATACATCATTGCATAGTTTTCTGTTGCCGGGTCTTTTCGTTTTGCTCCTGCCTCTGGTAGAAGCATATCATCAATATTTTTAACATCCAGTGCCTCATACAATCTCTTGTAGGCTTCCTTCATATCATGAATTTGTGGAGCCGCCGCCGCCGCTTGCAATTGTGTTTGTGCAAGTAAAACTCTCTGTGCTGTAGAGAAGATGTTCGGGTCAGACACGGGAACAATATCAATTCTATTATCAAAATCTTTTTTAAATACATACCGAGTATCATTCTCAATACTGTAGGGATAATAGTCTGGTAGGTAATCTTTATTTATTCTTGATATTATTTTAAATTCTTCTCTCTGTGCTTTGTGTAATCTCTTATGAATAGAGGACATAACTTTAATACCCTGCTCTAAGAGAGCTATGGTAGTTCCTACAGGTGCTTGTGAATTCATATCACCCGCCTGCATATCAGTTATTGCCGCTAGTCTTCTTCCCTCTTGTGTCATTGAACCAAGAAGAGCAAAGAGTGTTTGTGATGGTTCTTTAAATGGTAGAGGTACAATAGACTTTCTTATGTCATCGCCGTATCCCTCAACATCTCTAAACTCACCAAAACCAACAGGCTGTTCTCCTTCTACCCTCATGCCTCTAGCTTTAAAGCCACCCGGTAAGTTGGAGAACTGTCCTGCATCAACCAAGGAGCGAAGAATGGTTGTTACGGATTTCTGTAAGTTACCAAGTAAATGAACATAGCCTAAACCATAAAATCCAAAACCCGGTAAAAACTTGTAGTGTACAAAGTGTTGTATTCTTTTATAATTTTCATCATCATCTAAAAAGTTTTGACGAATAGATAAAACTTGTTTTGTTTCTTTGCATATGCTGACAATGTGCGGACAAGCAAAATCTTTTTCGTGACCCGGAATATCAATGTCAACGTGCATTTCTAGAATAGTGTATCTTCCATCCTTCTGATAACTCTTTGATGGTGTAATACCCTCTATGTCTTGTATCTTTTGTGTAATGTCATTGGAGTCATCCTCTTCGGGATTCATCTCTATATCAACATCCATGTAAAAACCATTTGCCATCCTCTTACGCAATTCGTTTTCTGTGTATCGTAGTATGTGTGTATATCTACCAGACGTTCTTAAATCTGTTGTGTTGTAAGAAATAACAAAATCAGTAATAGGAATAAATTTTGCAACTGGTCTCTGTAATGCTTCATCGTAGTATACTTTCTTAAAGCAACTACCAACAATAGGAAGATAGAAAAGCATCTGGTCAAAGTCATCGAAGTATTCCTCCATTGACTCTGTAATTTGATAGTTAAGAAACTCTTTTACTCTGCTTGATTGCTTAACAACTTCATCTGTTCTCTCCCCAATAATTTTTGTTTTTACTGGGCCATCAGCAGGAAATAATTCTTTTATTGCCTGTGATTGAAATTGTACTGCACCCTCAATCATCATTGGATGATGTGCTGAACAAGCACCGGGGAATGGTTTCGTTGTATCTTCTATTTTAAGACCAAGTAAATCCATACCCTTCTTAATTGTTTCTTCGTAATCTTTTCTGCTATTTAAGTCAGCATCAAAGGCATCTAGTAATTCACTAGAAATTTCACTTAGCTCCTCATCACTCATGTCTTCGGCAAGGTTATCAGAAACTTCTACAGTTTCCTCCACTGGCTCACCCTCTGCAATGATTGTGACTTCTTCTTCAAGAAGTGGGTCTACAGACCCAAAAGGAGTAATTGCCATTTAAAATGTTCCTTTAAAACTACCGCCTCTTTTAGCCGCTCCCATACCTCTAGATTTTTTAGAAGATTTTTTAGAAGACTTCTTAACACTTCCGCCATCTTTATATTTTAAACCCATATTTTTTTTACGAGCAGTTGCCATACCACCCATAGCCATTTTTGAGTCTTTTGCTACATCTTGTACAAAATCTAATCCCTGTCCAATTCTTTTTTTAGTAGATTTAACTCCGCCACCTAATATTTTAGATAAACTAAAATCACCAGATTGAAACTGATTGTATATTTCTCTAGCCATACCTTCAGCAGGCGTTCCTATAACTGCCGCTTTGATAGTAGACATAATTGGTTTTTCTTTAAAATTTCTAACTAAGTTTGGAACATCAAGTGATAAAATTGATTTTACTACACCTTTTTTTCCTTTTACTTTTTCGTCTGCCATTTTATACTCCTAATTTTTTCATTTCGTTTGCGAGCTCTTCGGCTCTGTTTTTTGTTTGTTTTGCCCAACGTGAGTCGAGCATCTCAATAGAAGCACCCTCAAAATTATTTGATGATAAATTTTTCCACATATTTTTGAACTTACTAACCCCAGTAGCCCCAAGTTGAAAAACCATTTCTGTTATAATATCCTTCGCTTCTCCCTTTATATCAGAGCATCCAAATTCAGTACATAGTCTATTTGCTGAATCTTGTGCACTCTTCAAATCCTTTTTAAATATATCCGTTAAATACTCCTCAGAGTATTCCTTTCCGTCTTCCCAGAATTCCTCCACGCATAGATGGCCGTAGCCCACGGTTCTCTTATTTAGGGTATCCTTGTATACGGAGTTTCGAAAACCCTCGTGTCTCTTAACTCTATCCTCTAATGATTCCATTATTTTTTAACTTTCCCACCACTTTTATAAAAATTATTCACTTTTTTTTTAATAGGAATAAGTTTTTTTTTCTTTTGTTTCAATTTACTACCTTTTGAACCTAATGACTTTGGAGGTGGTGTTTTTTTTGGCCTTGCCACATATAATGGAAGAATTCCTGTTTTTTTATATTTCATAACAGCGTCTCCTCCGCTTGCTAAA